CGCCACCTCACGCCGAAGCGTGAGGCGGCGCCTTCGTGTCTCCCCCCTCACCTTCGGCGAGGCCAGCCTCGGTGCCCTCGGAGAGGGCGGTGTAGGCTGAGTCCACGAGGTCGTCAAATGAGTAGTCAGCCATGGGCTGCGGCGACTTCATGGAGAGGAGACTTGCGACTGGACCAGACATTCGGCGAGTGCCTTCGGGCTCCTCGTCCGGGTCATAGTCCATCCCGGGGATTTGGAAGGCATCTAGTTCCTCCCAGCTCGCGCATTCGGACAAGGACTTCAGCCATGCCTCTGCCTCAGATGAATTATCGAAGTTGATCTGAGGGGCAATAGCCTCCATCATCATTGGGACGTCGTCGTCCTCAACGCAATAGGGTCCGCCGGCTACGCGATAGAACATGTCACGATCGCTGGCAAGCAGGTCGGCCATTTCCCTTGTCAGGACTGGGCGACCCTCTTCGTCGACTTCCACTACGCCATCGTAGGCTCGGAGTTCGACGTCGTACATGCGAGCGACGGCGATGAGATATTCACGGATACCCGGAGTTTTCGAGTCGGTTGTCCAGTACCCGTGGAGCTTCTGTTCATATCTCTCTAAGCTGAGGTTGCGTGCTATTGAGAGCTTGCGGCATGCCGTTGGGACATCCGCGTAAGAAGCAAGTGACTCCAGTGGTCTTGGATAGTGACGGCCCAAGAAGAAAGTGCCGTTCTCGGGTCGTGAAAATGACACCTTCAGGATCATCCCAATCGTTCCCGTCACGAACGAGGCAGCAGTTGCCCAGTCCCTGTCGGAGATCTTCGGGAGATGGACACCCACACCGTCGTCCCCGAACTTAGGGCCGATGACGGCATAGGGTATGCTCCACATGTCAGGCGCGTTGTCTTTGAACATGAACTCGCCCCAATAGATGTGGTCGAGTTTTGTGTTCTTAGAATAATACGTGAGCGCCGTTTTAATGGTGCTTCTCCTGACCGTGGTGAAGTCCAGTTCCGTATTGTGTCGCAACCGATGGGTAAATCTCGTGATTGCAAAACACGTTGACGCGTACTCAACAAAGGCAGCAACGAGAGTGTTTAGCTCCGTGGTCACCCCGGAACCGCTGTTGTTCTTGTAGCCGGTTTTGACGAGTTTGCCGTTGAGTAAGGTCGTGATGTCCACGTTGTCCTCGAGTGTCTTCTTGACTTCCTCGTAGTCGTGTGGGTGGACAAACGCCAGAACGAACTTCATGAAGAGCGACTTATAGATGTACTCGCTGATAGTTTCGTCCATTTTGGTGTAATCCGTGTCGTGCATGCCACTCACCTGGCAATTCTCATCGTCACTGCTTGCCTCCAACGCCAACTTTGTGTATTCGCGTAAGGCAGTTGCAATGTCATGTGGAGAACCCCCGGGCATGAAGAATTCGCATTGCTTGAGTATCTCTTTTATGAGAAGGCCAACTCGTCCAGTTTGGATGGCCAATTCCTCGTTTAGCTGCGTAATTCCTCTTGGCGCAACGCTCGCCTTTGCCGCAACCTCACTCTTCAAGTTCGTCTTTGGGAGGGCTGCGACGGCGTCAAGTTCGGCATAACGTTTCAGACGCGCGGCTTGCAACGCCTGCGTGCGGCGGTCAAAGATGACCTGCGGGGCACACAGGGTAACAGTTGCCAGTCCGATACCGGATTCGCGTGAGACCTGATCGATAAATCGACCAAGTAGCATCTCGAGAAC